ATTATTTGAAGAAATATACAATGAAGTATATGGTGCTATTGATACATACGCAGAAAATGTGAGAAAACTAGGTGGCTATATGCCAACTAGCTATCACAATCTCAGTATGCTAACTAAGATTCAAGACGAAGATCGAGTGCCAACAAAGGATGAAATGATACAAGAACTTCTACAAGATAGTGAACGTATTCAGATTGTTCTTAAGAAAAACTATGATGCTGCTGAAGCTGCTGGTGAACACGGATTATCAAACTTCCTTGCAGAGCGTATGGATAATCATAGAAAACACGCATGGTTCCTACGTGCAAGTTTAAAAGGATCAGTATAATGCGAGCAAAAGACTTTATTGCCGAAACTGGAACAAAGAAGATTTCTAAAAATGTTAAATCTTCTATGAGAAGTGTAACTACATTTCCTGATCAAAATATGAATCACGGAAGTGCTCGACTACATTATCGATTTGGATTAGCAATGGCAGGTGCTCCTGATTTTCCTACTAAAGCAGAAAATTGGATCGGTGGCGATCCACTACTAGCACCATACACAGAAGTTGAAATGGATATTATTAATTATGCATCACAACAAGTCGGTGATGGTAGTAAACAAGTTTGGACAAACAATCGTAGCCAAGAAATGGATAATGTATATAAAGTAAGTCCTGTTGCTGATTGGAATAAGAAAAAATGAACAACGAATTTAAAAAAATAGACTCCAGTAAAGAAACTAGATATGTATTAGAAACTACATCGGGTGGAACTAGTTCTGCATCAATTGCATCAAACCCTGCTGCAGGATTTAAAAATGGGTTTGGGGTTCAAAGTCGCAAGCCCGGGGACAATCTCCTTACACAAGAAGCCGATAAGAAAAAAGTCCCAGCAGAAAAACCACGTAACTTTGTAGCTAAGAATGCTAAGATGGGCGGAGCCGGTGCTCATAAAAAGAAAGAAACAGATATTCCGAGAAAGGCTAAACATAAAAAACCTTTTATGGAAGGATATGATGATACAGAACAAGAAGTCAGCATGGCAGGCAGCGAACTATATGGGGCTGCTAAACACGCAAAACAATTACTAGCACTTATTCAACAACATGGAAATACTCAAGGATTAGAAGCATGGCAACAAAGTAAAATTACTAAAGCTGCTGATTATCTAAATTCTGTACTACAAAGTTTGGACTACGATACTAATAACAATGATCACGATATACCAGAAGGTGTAGGATCACAAGAAGGTCGTTACGAATTCGAAACTACTATTCTTAATCCGAATCTTAATATTGACGACGAAAATTCTCCAGAAGAAATTGATGTAAGAGTTACATACGACATAGAAGGAAGTTATCAACCTGCAACTTGGGGCTATCACGGTGGAGAACCAGAAGAGCATCCAGAACTTAATATTATGACAGTAACTGATTTAGACAATGGTCAAGAAATATCAGATACTCTAGAAGCACAGGTAATTAATTCTTTAGAACAAAAGGCTTGGGAACATTACGAACAGCAAGAACCAGACTTCGACGATAGTCCAGACGACTATTACGAAGAACATGACATTATGGAAAACGCCGATGTTAATAAACAAATTGCTGTTCTTGAAAAACAATTGTACGAAGCTGAAGCTGCACTTAATAGAGCTAGAGAAATTACAAGACAAATCAAATATGATAGTGTTGCAATGACTATTGTTTCAGAAATAACAGAATTAGCAAAAAGTCAAGGCATAAATGTAAGCAGCAATGTAAGCGATGTAATATCTGCAGAAAAAGAACTTGAGTCGTCAGTGTACAAACTAGAAGACGAGTTCGAGTATCATATAAGAAACATCCGAGATAAAATCGAATAACTAGAAGATAATTACAAATATGGTGAAAATCTACAAGAAAAGATGATGCCTGCTAGTATGTTTGCTGGGTCTAAAAAGAACAAATTAGGTACAGCAGGTCAATGGCGTAATAAAGGTTCTAAGAAAAATAGCCCGGCTAAAGCAGGTGATCTAGTTGGCGGCTGTGCTCAAGAAAGTATTGATCCATATTTAAATGGATTAACTGCAAAATTAGAATCAGCTGTTAGCAAAGGAAAATAAATGTATAATTGGATTATTTCACAAATGGATACAGTTCCCGAAGCAAACGGATTAACTGATATTGTTTCAGTAATTCACTGGAGATGTAATTTAGAAGAAGAGCCTAGTATTGATGCATACGGAACTGTAGTATTGCATGAGCTTGATTCAGATAATTTTGTAGAATTTGAAGATTTAAGTGAAGAACAAGTTATTAATTGGGTTAAGTCTTCTTTAGGCAATGAAAGAATTACTCAAATAACTGAATCTCTAAATTCTAGATTACAAAATAAACTCAATCCAAAAACCGTTGTTAAACATGTCCCTTGGTAATATTTGATTTAAAATAATTTGTATTATCTCCTTAAAAGCTATATAATAGTTTCTAAGGAGATTTTTTATGAGTAAAGCATTTGGAGCGCCCGAACAGGCCAAAATTAAACAGATCGTTGCCGAGGGCATGACTGTTATGCAGGAAATTCAAGACCTAACAGAAGGATTGAATGACACAATCAAAGCAGTAGCAGAAGAACTAGAAGTTAAGCCCAGCGTAATTAAAAAAGCAATCAGAGTATCTATGAAAGATCAATGGGATCAGGTTTGGAAAGAGTTTGATGATTTAGAAACCATTGTAGATATTAGCGGACATTCACACCGTCGTAACGATCAATGATTGATACAATTTTCAAGCCAACAATAGATTGGATCAAAGATGACTTTAAATCTAACAGAGTTCGCTTTGTTATTGAGCTTCTTGCTTGGGCTATTAGTATTGGTTGCAGTATTACTATGGCGGTCACAGTCCCCAATCCACCGCTTCTTACTCTTTATCCCATTTGGATCCTTGGCTGTGCTATGTACGGTTGGGCTGCTTGGACTAGGAAATCTTTCGGTATGCTGGCTAACTACCTATTGCTAACTACAATAGATAGTATAGGTCTGTTAAGGATGCTAAATATTCTATGAGTAAGGTTAGATCAGCCATAAATGATCACACTGGTATGTGTAAGCCGCAAATTACATAAGGAGAATAATAATGAGCTACGTCGATTCTATCTGGGATCGTTCTAAAGACATTGTCAAAGTCATTGAACGAGATCCTGTTAAGGGCAGACTCTATCGAGAGTATCCGGCCCGATATATGTTTTACTACCCTGATCAAAAGGGCAAATATAAATCAATCCATGGCGAAAGCCTATCAAAAGTTTCTTGTAAGACCTACAAGGAATTTCAAACAGAACAAAGAATACATAATAATCGCACCCTTTATGAAAGTGACATTAAACCTGTATTTCGTTGTTTAGAAGAAAACTATCTAGGTAAAGAACCGCCTAAATTAAATGTTGCATTTTTCGACATTGAGGTAGACTTTGATCCAGAACGTGGCTATGCAAGTCCAGATGATGCTTTCATGCCAATCACTGCTATTACTGTCTGCCTACAATGGATGGATACTATGGTTACTTTAGCTATCCGGCCTAAGACATTAACTATGGATGAGGCACAAGAATTAATTAAAGAATTTCCCAATACATATCTATTCAAAACAGAATTTGAAATGTTAGATACATTTTTAAATTTAATTGAAGATGCTGATATTATTAGTGGATGGAATAGTGAAGGTTTTGATATTCCGTATACTGTTAATCGTGTTACTAAAGTATTAAGTAAAGAAGATACACGCAGATTCTGTTTGTGGGATCAAATGCCCAAACGTAGGGAATATGAAAAATACGGAAAAGCAGCTACTACATATGATCTAGTAGGTCGGGTTCACTTAGATAGTCTTGAACTTTATCGCAAATATACTTACGAAGAACGTCATACATATAGACTAGATGCCATTGGAGAAATGGAAGTAGGCGAGACTAAGACTGTTTACGAAGGCACACTTGATCAATTATACAACAATGACTTCCGAAAGTTTATCGAATATAACAGGCAAGATACTGCATTGTTAGATAAATTAGACAAGAAATTAAAGTTTATCGATCTTGCAAATACACTAGCACATGAATGTACTGTGTTACTTCAAACTACAATGGGAGCTGTTGCTGTTACAGAACAAGCAATTGTTAACGAAGCACACTATAGAGGATTGATTGTTCCGAGTCGTCCTACACGCGATGAGGATGCTGTTAATCAGGCAGCAGGTGCATATGTAGCATATCCTAAAAAAGGGTTACATGATTTTATTGGCTCAATGGATATTAACTCTCTGTATCCGTCAGTAATTCGTGCGCTTAATATGGGACCAGAAACAATTGTTGGTCAATTGCGTCAAACTTATACCAAAGAAGAACTAGATGAAAAACAAACTAAAGGTTCTAGCTTTGCAGCATCATGGGAAGGTAAGTTTGGTACTAACGAGTATGAACTTGTTATGACCCAAGATAAAATTAAAAACATTATTGTCGATTGGGAAGATAATACCAATGATGTAATGTCGGGTGCGCAACTATATGAATTAATATTCAATAGTAATAAACCTTGGATGCTTAGTGCTAACGGTACAATTTTTACACACGAACGTGAAGGTATTATTCCTGGTTTGTTAAAACGTTGGTATGCCGAACGTAAAGAGATGCAGGCAAAATTGAAAGAGGCCATAAATGCTGGAAATAAAGTTGACGAAGAATATTGGGATAAAAGACAGTTGGTTAAAAAAATTAACCTTAACAGTTTATACGGTGCTATTCTTAATCCTGGTTGTCGCTTCTTTGATAATCGTATTGGTCAATCAACCACCCTTACAGGGCGTGGAATTGCCAAACATATGGCTGCTAAAATCAATGAGGTTATCACCGGAGAATACGATCACACAGGAAAAAGTATTATATACGGTGACACGGATTCAGCCTACTTCAGTGCCTATACATCCTTAAAGAATGAAATT